CATCTCCACATTTTATCGTGGCAGCGCACAACGTGACGGCAGGCACATCAGGGACGGCTATGAGGTACCGAATTAAAACATTAAATCAAACCGTATCAAAAGAAACACGAATCCAAGCAGTATCTTTAGGATGGAGTTAACATGGCATATATAGGAAACGAACCATTCCCCAAGGGAAACTTCTCTGCTACTACTCATAATGGCGGAACGGCTGTCTTTACAATGGGTCAGTCGCCAGGTACTAAAAATGCTGTGCTGGTGTTTATAGATGGTGTAAGACAAGATCCTCTGAACTACAGTATTGCTGGAGTAACGCTAACACTTGGTACAGCTGCTCCTGCTGGCACTAATAATGTCCAGATCTTAGTCTCTGGAGAAGAACTAAGTGTCAATGTACCTGCAGATGACAGTATCGCTGTAGCTGCGCTAAATACCACCTCTGCTGGCACTACGGGCCAATTCTTAAAGAAATCAGGGGCATCTACAATAGACTGGGCTACCGTAGCGGGCGGGGCAATCACGACTGAAGGCGAGTACTTTTACAATTACAACACTATTTCGGCTGACAAAACAACTACCGTAGAGACTACTAAAGCTGCGTTTGTTGCTGGCCCTATTACCATCGCTGATACGTTCACTTGGACAATCGTTGGCGAACTAACAATGATTTGAGGACAACATTATGGCAGCAACACTTTCATTAGACACCATCACCAGTTCTGGCAGCACTATTACTGTGCCTACTGGAAAGACGATTGCAATTACAGATGCTGGTAACTTAACCATCGGTGGTGTGGCAATCACTACAGGCGCTCAAGGGGTTATTTCCAAGACTGCTACTTATACTATTTTGGCTGGAGATTTTACAGGCAAGTCTAGTCTTATTGTTTTCGTTAATGCATCTTCGGGAACTAGCACGGAAACAGTTATTACATTGCCCGCTGAAGACGCGTTTGGTACTTGCGCTATGCACGTTATTTCAACACATGCTCATGGCGCTGGTAACTTTATAACCATAAAAAACGATACTCCAACTGAGGTATACACCCTTTACGGAATAGGAGACCATTGTGAGTTTGTCTCAGACGGCACTACTGCTTTTAGAACTGGTAACGAACATGTAACCGCTCAAGGTTTTGTATTTCGCACTTCTAATGACAATGTCGCTGGGGGCGCTACGGAAGCTCTGTTTCCGACAAGTGGATTCACAGTAAGAGAGGACATTGGTTCATGGTGGAATTCAACAACCGTTGCCGCTGAAATACCTTGGGACTGTCGTATATTAGTGGAAACTCTTGTTTTTAATCGAGACTGGAATCAGTATCTTTCGCCATCAATAAAAAGATATTCCTCCAGTAGAGCAAGTAATGAATGGATTTTGCGAACGGATAACAAAACGAGCAATTCGACTGGTAACGGCCCTATGTGGACTTTTGAATATGATTTTGGTGCTGGCGACGAAATTGAATATAACATATATAATCTTCATGCAACGTCCACGGCGGAAGCGGCTGGCGATGCCACCAACGGTTGGCGTCAAGGTTGTTATGCCAAGTGGACGGTGGTGAGGCGTTATTGATATGTATGACGCATTAGGCAAACGGTTAGGCGCTGCGCTAATTTATTTCGTAGGGGAGTCTACTGGATGGGAAGTTTCATTTGGTGGTAAAGAAACAGGAACTTTAACTTGGCATAGAGATGAACCATTACCTACATTAGAGCAGTTACAAGAGGCTTTATGGAAAGGTGATTGGGATAATGTTCGTACACATCGCAACGAACTCCTCGCTGAAACAGACTTCTACGCTCTAACTGATGTTCCCATGTCTGCTGATATGACAACCTATCGTCAAGCATTGCGTGATGTTCCAGCAAGTGTGGAGAATTCTGAAGACGTAGTATGGCCGGAGAAGCCTGGATATTAATGAAGATAGTTCTATTTATCCTATGGGCTGCGCTCGTATTTTCTCCTGCCGCCAAAGCAGAGAAGGAAGCTATATTCAGAAGCGTCGTATCCATTCAAGTCCTATGCACTTCAGGTGGTCCGGAAGTACTTATGAAGAAACTTCTTGATAGCTACAATGAAAAGCCTATTCACGCTATGGATATCAGTACACGTAGCGGTCTAAAAATACAGATGTATATCACAGAGAACAGAAACAATCCCAGCAGTACAGTTCTAATGCACAACCATAATATAAATAAAACCTGTATTTTCTGGTCTGCTCATGACTACATGAGGACGATAGAAACAGAAAGCCTGCCAGCTAAAACACCGGGGGATAAAACAGGTGCCTGAACAGAGACAAATGAAATCTACTTGTTGCGATAGACAAAAACCAAAAGGTGTATTTAAAATAATCCCTTTGGCTATTTTGGGTGCGATAGGAACTCTTTTTGTAGCTCTTAGCGTTGAGGTGGGAATAGTGCATATATATAGTTTGATATAGCGTGGAAGAACGAAGAGAAGAACGAAGAAATGGATGGCATCTATCCAAGAGCATGTCTGTGTCGCATATTATTGGGACACTGGCTATTGCAGTTGGATTCTTCGCTTACATAACAAATATAGAGAAAGAGACAGTAATTAACCAGATGGATATAAAAAGTTTGTCTGCTCGTATGGATAGGTCTGATGCTAGAAATAGCGAGCAATTTGGAGAGATAAAAGATATGTTGAAATCTTTATCTACAAAAATTGATAACTTGGTTCATCGGCGTGAACGATGAAAATCTCTACACTTGCTCAAGAGAGGATAGATCAAACCTTGGCAGATACAGAAAACTTAAGAGTTTCTGTAGAAGGTGGGGGTTGTTCAGGATATCGGGTTGGGTTGAAAAAAGAGAACTCAGAAGAGAAGAAAGAGGACGATGTATGGGTTACTCACAACGTTCTAATAGACACCATCTCGGAGGGGTATTTAATAACGGCAACTCTAGAATGGACAAATGACGAATTTCAACCTACTTTTAAATTTGACATACCCAACACTAAATCATGTGGTTGCGGTAACTCTTTCACACTTGAGGATTAAAAATTATGGAAGACATAAAAAAATGGGTAAAAAGCAATCCCATAATAGCAGTTATAGCAGTTATAATCGTCGCTACTATTGTTTACTCCCTATTCTTTGGATCGGCGGATGTACCACTCTGAAGAAAGCGGGATTAGTAAGCGGAGCGAGTCTGGTAGCTGCCTCTGTGACATCTGCCTTCAGTTCGGGTGTGACTGCACCTCTACTGGCAGGAGCATCCACTGCCTTTGCGACGAGTGTAATTGTGGATCAGACGCTTTCCTCACCAACTACAGAAAGCGGAGAGCGAATGGTGAATAGTTGTGCGGAAACAAATTTTTGGGATGTCATTGGTCAATTAATAGAAATGGGGGGCTGGTTGCTGATATTGGTAATATTGGTTCCGATGGTTTTAGGCTGGTTATTACCCGGTCCATTAGAGCGTAAAAAAAGGTAATAATAGAAGCTTCAGTATATGAATGGTAAGAATAAATGTTCTTGCAGAATACCTAGAATGTACCGAGAAAGAGGTGTTTGAGGACGCTTATGCTGTTTCTTTTAATGGAGAGGACGTTCCTGAAATAGTTGAGGAAGCATATAGAAACTACGTTAAAACTGGAGAATGCCCTATATGGGTGCTTAATTATTTGTGTGAGTAAATATGAAAGGTTATTTAAAAAATCCTCCTTTGGTTTTAGTTAGATGGTTAGATTCTTATACTGACTCTGGTTGGTGTGATATCGAAACCGGATCTGGAGACTTAACAATTACATATGGGTTAATGATAAATAAGGACATCAATTTTGTGACTTTAGCTATGACATATGTGCCTTCTTTAAAGGGAAGTGCCCCTTATATAGGTAATCCTTGGTATATCCCTGTGAAAATGATTAAAGATATAGAGACCATACAAGAATCTGTATTATATATGGAGAAAATTACTAATGGCTAAGGCTAAGGCTCCATATGACCAAATGACAGAATGGGAAATTGCAGATACTAACTGGCGAAGATATGTACGTGCTAGGGATTCAGGGCATCTTGACTATGTTGAGATGGCTAAGAAATGCGATGAGTATTATAGGGGCAATCAATGGGACGAGTATGATAAGCAAAAGTTAGAATCAGAAGGCCGTCCAGCTTTAACTATTAACGCTATTTTATCGACTGTTAATTCTGTGTTGGGAGAACAGACTTCGAGCCGCGCTATGATTGATTTTAAACCTAAGCGTGAAGGTTCTCAGGAGATGGCTACTATACTCAAGAAGTTATACTCAGTCGTACACGACCAGAATGATTTAGACAGGAAAGAGTCACAGGTTTTTGCTGATGGGCTTATTCAAGATAGAGGTTATTTAGAGGTAAAAATAGACTTTAACGAGAACGTTGAAGGCGAGATTAAAGTAACCGTAGAAGACCCTCTTGACATATATCTAGATCCTGATGCTAAGGATTATGATCCTTCCAGTTGGAACGAAGTTATTAAATCTAGGTGGCTTTCTCTTAACGAAGTTAAAATATTATACGGCGAAGAAAAGGTTGAAAAATTGACCGGGCTGGTTCACGCAGATTCCTATTACGGTTCGGATTCTATTTATGTTACTGAGCAAAGGTTTGGGGATGCAGCTGATAGCCTGTTAACTGGTACTGAAGGAGAATATTCAGAACTAGACCGTAAACAAATACGAAAGGTAAGGATAGTAGAACGTCAATATAGAGTTCCTTATAAATGCGAGTATTTTATTAACCCTAAATATGGGGATGTAGCTTTGGTTCCCACGGAATGGTCGGAATCTCAGAAGGCAACCCATGAAATGAGATATGGGTTAATGCGCACTGAAAAAGAGTCTATGAAAATTCGGTACACGATAAGTTCAGATAAGGTAGTTCTTTACGATGATTGGAGTATCTATCCTTTCTTTACTATTGTTCCTTTTTTCCCATATTTTAGAAGAGGCCGTCCTTTTGGGATGGTTAGAAATTTAATCAGTCCTCAAGAGCAACTAAATAAAGTTAGTTCTCAAGAACTACATGTAGTTAATACTACTGCTAATAGCGGTTGGATTATAGAAGCCGCTTCTTTAGCGAACATGGGGGCTGCTGAATTAGAACAACGAGGGGCTGAGACAGGGTTGATTCTTGAGTTTCATAAGGGAGCTGCGCCTCCCATGAAGATACCCGCTAATCAAATTCCTACAGGTTTGGATAGGATAAGTACTAAAGCTGCTATAAACATAAAAGAAATTAGTGGCATATCTGATGCGATGCTTGGATATGATTCTCCTGAAGTATCTGGAATAGCTATTGAAGCTAAACAAGCTAGGGGAAAAACTCAGATTCAAGTGCCTTTAGATAATTTAAATAGAACTAGAGGTTTGATAGCTGAGAGAATACTTATTCTCTTGCAGACTTGGTACGATAACCCCCGTATATTTTTTATGACGCAGGGGGGTACGGAAACACCTGAAGTAGTAGAGATTAACCAATCTTTGCCTGATGGTAGTAAACTTTATGACATAACTGTAGGTGAATATGATATTTCAGTTAGTAGTCAACCCTCAAGAGATGTATATGAGGATGCTCAGTTTGCGGAAGCTATGGCATTGAGGGCAGCTAATGTTGTTATACCCGATGATACGATAATTGAGTATTCTCATTTAGAAGATAAAATGCAGATAGCTGAAAGGGTTAGGGAAATGACAGGTACTGCTCCCCCTTCTCCTGAACAACAGCAACAAAGCCAAGCTTTACAACAGTTGCAACTACAACAAATTCAATTGAATATAGAAACTCTTGCTACGGGCATAGATAAGATGAAGTCTGAGATGGCTGTTAATATGGCTAAAGCTTATACTGAAGTCCGTTCTGATGAGATGCAAGAGCATAAGTTGAAAGAGAAGATGATAGATGTAGCAATGAGTGAAGCAAATAACAAGACTAAACTAATGCAGACTATGATTAGTGCTGGTCAAAGAGCTGACGAAAAAGAACTTGAATCTAAGACTAGAGTAGAAACTGCTTTAATTAGAAACACCGATAACTTGCAAAGAGTTAAATTAGATGCAGCAAAATCAACTGTGGACGCTAAAGTTGATATTATGAAAGAAGCAAATAAGTCAGAAATTGAGGCTAATAAGGTTGCCGCTCAGATATTAACTGAAGGTATGAAACAGTCTTCCCGTAACCAGATAAAAGGTGATTAATATGGCAGATGCCGGAACTGCGCAAGCCCCCGCTGAAGAATCCACAGAAGAGTTTGATTCTGTATTGCAGTATTTTGATAAAGAAGACAACTATAAAGCTGATTCTGAAGAAAGAGGGGATGGTGGAGAAGGAGAAGGAGAAGAAGAAGCCTCTTCTCCAGAAGTAGAAGCCGCTCCAGAAGCAGAAGTAGAAGCCGCTCCAGAAGTGGTAGAAGAGGCTACTGTAGCGAAGGAGACACAGGAAGAAGCTCCAAAATCTCATATGATTCCTAAAGCAAGGCTTGATCAACAGCTCGCTAAAACAAGAGAGCTAGAACATGAGAATGTTCGTATTCAAGAACAGATGCGAATAATGCAGGATCAGTTTGTTACTCATCAGCAGCAACAGGTTCAAAGCGAGGAGCCTCAAACTCAAGATCCACAGTTTGATTTTGGTGGTAAGTATAAAGAGATGCAAGAAGCTTATATAGATGGGGAATCTGATAAGGCTTCTAATATATTTAGTGACATTATGGGTAATCAGCAGCAGGTTATTCAAGAGGGGTTCCAAAAGCAGATTAACAGTACGCTTGAGGCTAATAACCATAAAATGGGTATGGAACAACAATTGTCTGATGCTGCTAGAGAGATAGCGCAAGTTTATCCTGAGTTGGATATTGAAAAACCTGATACTTTTAATAAAGAACTCACAGACCAAGTTAATGAATTAATGGTTGCTTATAGTGAGTTAAGGAATGATAAGGGTATATATACCTATTCTCCAGCAGAAGCCTTAAAGAAAGCCGCATCTGTTTTTGCGCCTAATTTACCTTCTTCTTCTGATAAGGGTTCCTCCTCGGTAGAAAGTGGGGATAAAAATTTATCAAAGAAGATAAAGGCCGCAAATAACCAGCCTCCTACATTGCCGGGAGATTCTGCTACATCTCATGGGGAAAGAAAAATTAATCCTCTTACAATGTCTGAAGCAGAGTGGGAGGCGTTACCTCCAAGCACTCTAGCTAGATTAAGAGGAGATGTATAAGTATTGACAAAGCTTATATAATGTGTATATAATTTGTACCTTCGGGCGTTACTCTAACTGTCGCCGGGTTAGGCTCTAGATCAGAGTTAAAATGGTCATTTCGTCTCGGCAAACGATATTGCCGCGCTCTGCTAAGCTGGCAGTAAAACAGCAAGGGCGGTCTATGAAAATAGGGCGCGAATGGACTTTATTAACTGTGACAAAAGGAGTTTAGCCGAATGGCCCAAACAAATTTTGCAAAGCTCACAACTGAGCAGAAAACAGTTTGGTCCCGTGATCTATGGAAGATTGCGCGTAATAACGCCTTTCTTTCTCGTTTCCTTGGCACTGGTCAAAACTCAATGGTACAGCGTATCACTGATCTGACTGAAAGTGAAAAGGGAGCGCGAGCTGTGCTTACTCTTCTTACTGACCTAACCGGCGACGGTATTTCTGGTGACAACCAGATGGAAGGTCGAGAAGAAGAGATCAAGGCATATGATCGCGTAGTCGTTATTGATCAACTCAGGAATGCCAACCGTACAACGGGTAAAATGGCAGACCAGCGTTCGATTGTTAACTTCCGCGAACAGAGCCGTGATCAGTTAGCATATTGGCTTGCAGATCGTATGGACCAACTGGCTTTCCAGACGTTGGCAGGAATTCCATATACATATAATCTAAAAGGTGCAGCCCGTGCTTCGGGTACTTTCTCTAATCTTGATTTTGCGGGGAGCGTTAGTGTTCCTTCCGCAGCTCGTAGGTTTAATTGGGAAGGTGCTGTGGGGTCTGAAGCTTTTGGAACTTATGATATTACCGAAGCGACTCTTCGGGCTCCGTCATGGAAGTTGATTGTTCAGATTAAAGCTGAAGCTAAAGACAAATATATCCGTGGTATTCGGGGTAAAGGCGGCGAAGAGGTTTATCACGTCTTCCTGTCCCCGAAAGCGATGGCAATGTTAAAACTAGATTCTGACTATCTAGCTGCTGCACGTAGTGCTCTACCTCGTAGTAAACAAGGCAA